ATGCCCGAAGCCGTTCGCCTGACTCTCGAATTTGCCCTGTGGGCCGTCGTCGCGATGAGCGTATGTGGTGCCACGGTTGTCCCGCTGTACCTCTGGGGCTCCCTTCAGTACCGCCGCTTGATCGCCCGGAGACGGGCCGCTCGCAAGGCACTGTAATCGCTGCGGATTTCTCAAAGTATCTTCGATAACGAAGACATTAGGGCTTCATACAGCACATCCGAACAACCCGAGCCACCGATGAGGCCCGACATGACTGACAACGACCTATACCGCGCCGAGCTGGCCCTCGAAGAGGAGGCTCGCGGACTGACTATCTCCAGGTTCCATAAGGATCACTCTAAGGGAACTGAGAGTGAAACCTTCAGTGAAACCTTCCTTGGTTCTCACTTCCTGAAGAACTACCTTGTCCCTGTAACTCAGGGTGTCTCTGAGTGGCTCAAGGCCTCCAACACCGGCAAAGCTGGAAGGCGCAGTAGAGCGGCTGTCCTGATCGAACACGTCGATCCGGCCCTCCTGGCCTTTCTGTCCCTGAAGGGCATCCTGAACAAGGTAGGCGTCTACCAGGAGAACAAGGCTTGCACCTTCACTGGTCTCGCCATCTATGTCGCCGGGCTTGTCCACGACGAGCTGCGGCTCCAGGCGTTCGACGCCGAGCACACCAAGCTCTCCCGCCGCATCCATGCAGACTTCGCATCCCGTGAACTGCCCCGCATCAAGCGGGAGGAGTACATGCAGCGCGTCTTCGTCAAGCAGGGCATGGAATGGGCGGTCTGGAGCAAGACCGAGATGGTGCAGGTGGGTGCGGCCCTCCTGGATGTCTTCCGGGCAGTGACCGGCGATATCGAGGTGATCACCGAGGGAAGCGGGAAAGCGAAGCGGGACGTTGTCCAGCCGTCGCTCGGTCTCCTCCAGGCGGTGGAGCTTTGCGCCGACCACTGCGAAGCGATGTTCACGACCTACTTCCCGACCGTCATTCCGCCCCGTGAGTGGACCGCAGACACCCTGGAGTGCGGCGGCTATCACTCGCACAACGTGACGCCCTATCCGCTCGTGAAGGCGTCCAAGCGGGTCTACCGGTCCATCCTCCGCAAGGCGGTGGACGAGGGCAGGGTGCATCGCGTCCTGCATTCCCTCAACGGCCTCCAGAACACCCGGTGGCAGGTCAACGTCCGCGCCCTGGATGCCATCGAGCACGTCTACGCTCGCAACATCCGCTGCGGCAAGCTGCCCCGTGCCGACCGCCTGATCCCCGATCCGGCCCCCACGTCCCTCGAAGGCCTCGCGGCTGACCATCCCGACGTGAAGGCGTATCGCGCCTATTGCTTCGGGGTCCACGAACACAATCGCCGCATCATTGGCAAACGGGTCATGGCTCAACGGGCCTTCACCCTCGCACGGAAGTTCTCGCAGTTCGATGCGATCTACTTCCCCCACGATCTCGACAGCCGGGGCAGGGCATATCCCAAGCCCTCCGGCCTAAACCCTCAGGGACCAGACTATGTCAAAGGCATCCTTCAGTTTGCGGACAGCAAACGTCTCGGCAAAAGCGGCCTCTTCTGGCTGGCAGTGCACGGAGCTAACTGTTTTGGGAAAGATAAGCTACCTCTGGACGAACGTGCGGCTTGGGCAAAAGCTAATCTGGACCTCGCCCGGAGTGTGGCCCGGAACCCACAAGAAGACACCCGGTGGGCTGGATGTGATAACCCTGTCCAGTTCCTCGCGTGGTGCCTCGAATGGGCGGAAGCCCATCTCCTCGAAGACCCGACCCAGTTCCAGTCGCGACTTCACGTAGACCTCGACGCGACATGCTCGGGCCTCCAGCACTTCTCCGCAATGCTGCGGGACAAGGTGGGCGGTTTCCACGTCAACATGACCCCGAACAATGTCCGCCAGGATGTCTACGGGGCTGTCGCCAAGGTCGCCCTGGAGCTGATCGAGAATGATGACGATGCCGACAAGGTGGCCCTCAAGGACGCCTGGAAGGTCTTCGGGATGACCCGAGGGACAACCAAGCGTTCCGTCATGGTCAAGCCCTACGCTGGCACCCGCATGTCCTGCACCAACTACGTGTCCGAAGCCGTCGAGGACGAGCTGAAGGAGGGCGTGGCGCTTCCTGTACCGAGGGAGATGATGTGGGAGTTCAAGATGTATGGTGCCGACAAGGTCTGGAAGGCTATCCCCAAGGTAGTCGTCGCGGCCGATGGTGCTATGCAGTGGCTCATGGCCGTGTCCCGCCTCGTCGGCCGGTCGCAGCCGAAGGAACGCCGTATCGAATGGGTGACCCCGATGGGCCTCCCGGTGCACCAGTACAAGTTCGACACCGCGTCCCGTCAAGTGAAGACGTTCTTCGACGGCTCTATGATCCAGCCGCGCATCACCGAGGACCTCGACACCCTCGATCCCCGACAGATGGCAACCTCGGTTGCCCCGTCGTTCGTCCATTCGCTCGATGCGGCCCACCTCCAGGGCACCATAAGCGCAGCTATGGACGCCGGTATGACCCACTTCGCCGCTGTCCACGACAGCTTCGGGGTCCATGCCGCCGATGTAGAGGACTTCACCCTGATCATCCGTCAGGCCTTCGTGCAGATGTACGAGGAGCATGACGTGCTGGCTGAGTTCCTTGAAACCGCAATGCCGCTCATCGCCAAGGACCTCCAGGAGGAAATCCCGGCGCTGCCAGCAAAGGGCTCACTGGACCTCCGGGGCATCCTGGAAAACCAGTTCTTCTTCTCGTAACCAAATACCTTCGTTAACGGAGATAATCATCATGACTGACTTCAAAGTAGGCGATACGGTCCGTCGCATCAAAGACCCTTGGGGAGAGTTCAACCTTGGTGACGAGGGCGTTGTTACCCACGTCTCCTCCGGGGGCAAATCGCTGCGGTTTGCGGTTGATGACCGCTCTTACGCCGCGAGTGCGTTTGAACTCGTAGAGCCTGTCCCGCAGTCTCTCCCGATCACCGCGATCCTCCGCATGGACCGCGCCATTGCATCGGCCGGGGCGGCACCTGACACCCTTGAGCGTTACCTCGACCTCCCCCTGAAGGATTTCGTCGAGAAGGTGATGATCCCGAACGGCATCACCTTGCACAAACACGCCTGAGTTTTGACCCGATCTCTTCGTTAACGAAGGGATTAGGGCTTCATACAGCACATCCCAAGTTTCCCTCCAGATCGAAAGAACGATCATGACCAACATCCTCAAGAACCTGTACCGCCACTTCACCACGCCGAGCACCTCCAAGGCCCTCGGTGGCCTGGACAAGGCCCTAACGCAGCTCAACAAGGCCGCTGCGCAGCATGAGCGCCGGGCCGCTGCCTCGCTTCGGCTGATGGAAGCGTTTGCCGAGAAGGCCCTCATCGAGAACTCTCAGGCGAAACGCGCACACCGCGTCTCCGAGCGCCTCGAAGACCTCCTGGCCTAATCCTCCCGTTCCCTTCTTTTTTCAATTATCTTCGTTAACGAAAGTATCCGCATGACCCCGACTGCACAGCTCCGCACGATCCGTTCCAACACGCGCTACGTCGAAGCCTCCGTCCACTACAATCGCCGCAAGTTCGACAAGAAGTACGAGATCGTCGCCCGGCTGTACGATGACGCCCTGGAAGACCTCGGCGTCACCATCGGCGGCGAAGTTGTCCTGGCCGTCTTCGAAGACCGCCACGATGCTCTCGACGCGGTTCGCTTCTTCCGCAACCAGGGCTGATCCATGAGAGCCCGTCGCTGCACCTCCTGTGGCCTCCGGTTCTACGTGAACCCCGAGGCCCCCTCGGCCACCTGCCAGGAGTGCGATGGGTCTTATGACCCGTCCGCTCAGGCCAAGGCCGACGCCGACCGCATCGCTGCGGTGAACGACAGCCGTACCCTCGGCCGTCGCAAGCAGACCTTGGACATCAACGTCCTGCGCAATGCCACCGAAGCGGTCACCGCTGAAGAGGCACCTGCGGTTACCCCGAGGGGACGCGGCAAGAATGCGTCGTGATATCCCGTTCTATCTGATCGCTCGCGAGAGCTGCTTCGAGTTTCTCGAAGACCAGCACGAGATCATCGATCTCCTGGACAGCCAGCTCTCCGACGATCCCTCCGTTCAACGGTTCTCCGACGCCATCTCCGAAGAGTGGGATGACGAGGAGCTTCGCCTTCAGGTCTTCGGCCCCGACTTCACCGAAGAGACCCTCAAGGACACACTCGACCTCTGCGAGGCGGTCGAGGCAATCAACAAAGGCTACATTCTTTAAATGGCAAATCCCGTACTGACATCCACGAAGGGTGTCGCAGTTTATCCGGCGCTGAATCGACCGGACACCAAATTCGACGAGCTTGGCCAGTACAAGGCCGACATCAAGTTGTCCCAGGAGGCAGCAGCTCCGCTCGTCGCGGCGATCCAGAAGGTCGCCAAGGAGCACATGGGCAAGGTCATGCCGAAGGCGAAGAACTCGTGCTTCGAGTCCGTGCTCAATGACGACGGCGAGGAGACCGGCGAGGTCCTCTTCAAAATCCGCGTCAAAAACAAGCTCCGCAAGTCCGATGGCAAACTGTGGGACCGCCGTCCCCTGATCATCGATGCCAAGAAGAATGATCTGCCGGTCGCCGTCGCCATTTGGGGCGGCACGACCATGCGGGTGCAGTTCGAGGTCTACCCGTGGAACACGGGTGCCAAGAAGGGCATCTCGCTCCAGCCTGTCATGGTGCAGGTGATCGACCTCGTTACCGGTGGTGGACGTGGTGATGCCAATGCCTTCGACGAGGAGGATGGCTACGAGGCCGAGGAAGAGTCTTCGGTTTCTAAGAATGCCTTCGATAACGAAGACACCGACTCCACCCCCGCCACGGACGATGACGAATACTAATCGTTACCGCTCCGGCCTGGAACGACAGGTGGCCCGTCAGCTTGAGCTGGCGGGTCGCCCCTTTGGGTTCGAAGAGGACAAGATCGAGTACGTCAAACCGGCTCGACGGTCCAAATACAACCCCGACTTCCATGTGCTCAAGAAGCGCGATGGGTCGAAAATGTATATCGAGAGCAAGGGCCGGTTCCTCACGGAAGACCGCGCCAAGCATCTCCTCATCCGAGATCAACACCCCGAGTTGGACATCCGCTTCGTGTTTCAGAACGCGAACGCGAAGATCAGCAAGACCTCGACGACCACCTACGCAAGGTGGTGCACCGACAAGGGCTTCAAGTTCTCCGACAAGGGTCAAATCCCCAAAGACTGGCTGAATGAGTGAAGCGATCCTGACGCACCAGCCGTGCGACGACTGTGGCTCCTCGGATGCCCTCTCGGTCTACCCCGAGCACACCTACTGCTACTCCTGCGAAACAAGGACGAAAACCGATGGGGACAGTCCATCCCATTCCCATTCTGCCAAAGCTCCTTCCTCATCCGCGTCACTTTACCGATGCTCCTACTCGGCACTCGCCAAGCGGAACATCAACGAAGAAACCGCGCGATTCTGGTCCTACGGCAAGACTGACGTAAACGGTAAGACCGGCGTCCACTGCGCCAACTACCTCGACGAGAACCGCAGGACGGTCGCGCAGAAGCTCCGCTTTCCCGACAAGACCTTCCCCTGGACGAACCGCCAGGACTTCAAGGGCCTCTACGGCCAATGGCTTTGGCGGGACGGGGGCAAGCAAGTCGTGATCACCGAGGGTGAGATCGACGCGATGTCCGTCTCCCAGGTCCAGGCGAACAAGTGGCCCGTGGTGTCCCTCGTGGACGGCGGCGGGAAGAACGCGGTGCGCCCGATCAAGGAAGCCTACGAGTGGCTCCAGAAGTTCGAGAAGATCATCCTGTTCTTCGACAACGACGAGAAGGGCCGTCAGACGGTCGAGATCGTCAAGCGTATGCTGCCCCTCGGCAAGGTCTACATCGCGTTCGCCCCTGAGGGCTTCAAAGACGCAAACGACATGCTGATGGCTGGCAAGGGCAAGCAGATCATCGACTGCATCTGGGGTGCCAAGCAGTACCGCCCCGAGGGTCTCGTGAGCGGCTCGGCGGTCCTCGACCGGCTCCGCAAGCAGGAGAACACGGTCGCCTTCGCCTATCCCGATTTCATGGACAAGCTCAACTACAAGACCGGAGGCGGTATCCGCCTGGGCGAGCTGGACACATGGACCTCAGGGACGGGGATGGGCAAGACGACCATCATCAAGGCCCTCCAGAACCACTTCTTCCACACGACGGACTTCAATCAGGCCCTCATCCACCTTGAGGAACCCCTTGAGGACACCGGCAACGACCTGATCGCCTACGAAGTGGGCAAGCGTTTCCAGATCGACGACCCGGCCTACCGGGAAACCCTGGAATACAACGAAGCGGCCGAGCGCCTCTTCCTGGCCAAGGACGAGTTCGGCAACGAGCGGCTCCAGCTCTATGACGCCTTCGGCTCCATGGAGGACGACAGCCTCTACGAGATCATCCGCTACGCCGCCAAGGCGATGAACTGCAAGATCATCTGGCTCGACCACCTGTCCATCCTCGTGTCGGACATGGGCGACGGGGCAGGGACCGACGAGCGCAAGCGGATCGACAGCATCATGCACAACCTCAAGTCCCTCACGGTTGAGCTTGGCATCTACATCGGCCTCATCTCCCACCTCAGGAAACCCCCAGGCAATGGCAAGAGCTTCGAGCAGGGCGCTGTCCCATCTCTCGATGACCTTCGCGGTTCTGGCGGCATTAAGCAGCTCTCCAATGGCGTCTTCGCCATCTCCCGAGACCAGCAAGCCACCGACCCCGAGGTTCGCAATACTTCCACGGTTACCGTTCTCAAATGTCGAAAGACCGGACGGACTGGGACCGCGGATTTTCTAACCTTCTCGGACGCCACAGGGCGCATCGAGCAGGGCAAAGACCCCGCACTGTCGGACGGCAAAGCCGCTTTCGACGACGAAACCCCCGGAGAATACTAATGGACATCAAAACCTTCCGCGACCTGTGGTGGGACGACATGCTCACCTCTGTAGACAAGGATGTTGATGACGCTTGGCGGCACGGCAACTATGTCAATGAGGTCTTTGTTGATGAGCACGGTCAGTATTGGCAGGTCTTCTATCAGGTCACCGGCGACGGCGAATACAACTCGCTTCGGGAAGCCGATTGCGACGACCCGGTGCGTGTCTATCCGCACACCAAAACCGTGACGGTCACCGAGTATCTTGCCACCCCCGCATCCTGACGAGCCCTTTCACAGGGCCGAGCGGCTGACCCTTGAGGCCACCGCCGAACCTCTCCTGATCCCCCAATACCAAGAAGCAATGCAACTCGCTCGGACGCTCGAAGGCGCTCCGGGTTGGAAAGGACGTACTAAAATGACTCAGGTCGAGAAAATCCTCAACCACATCAAGAAGAACGGCTCCATCACGCAGCGCGAGGCTTACCTCGACTACGGCATCCAGAGCTTCCACCGCCGCCTCTCGGACATCCGCGAGATGGGTATCAAGTTGCTCCCGGTGCAGAAAGTCCACCCGACATCCGGGCAGGAATACACGCGCTACTACCTCGCTGGCGACAAGGCCAACGGCAAGGTCCGCAAGGCCGCATGACTTCGTTCCTCTTTGCCGTCGCCCTCACAGGGCTCGCCGCTTTCCTCGGGTGCGTCATGGTTGGCGCACTCACCCTCATGATCAAGGACCTCGCATGGCCGGACCTATCCTGATGTTCCTCGGCATCCTCGCCGGGCTGACCGCTTGCGTCACCTATCAGCCGCCCGGCGACGGGCTCTACCTTCTCCTCCGCTGAAACCGAAAGCTCCCCCTATGATCCGTAAGTTCCTCGCCGTGTCTCTCGCGGCCCTCATGATGACCGCTGGCATTGCCGAGGCTCGCAGCAGCTTCAGCAGCCGCTCGTTCTCCAGCCGGTCCTATACCAGCCGTTCCTACTCGGCTCCTCGACCGGCCTACCGCTCGACCACGGTGAACAACAACACCTACATCCGGCAGAGTTCTGGCGGCGGCATGATGTCGAACATCTTCGGCACCATGATCGGCATGGGTGCCTACAACTGGTTGTTTGGTGACGATGAGAAGCCGGTGGAAACCCCGGCTGTCCCTGCCGCCCCTGTGGTGCCCACGGCTCCGGCAGTGGCTCCCGCGCAGTAATGCACGACCACACGAACGAGAACCTACCCAGTGATCTCAAGGTCTCCCGCAAGGGGGACCTTCTCATTTTTAAGACCCGCACCGCGACGATCCACCTGGACTTCAAGCGCCGTGCCGAGCTGATCGAAGCGATCCGCAGTCTTACCTAAGCGTACCGGGGCAACCCATTGACAACTTTGATATTTGACATCGAGACCGATGGGTTTCTCGAAACGATGACCCGTGTCCACTCGCTCGTCATCAAGTGCGTAGAGACCGGAACCGTATGGTCATGCACTGACGTAGCAAACACCCAAGATCGCGACCCCGAGCGTTATCCGACAACAGAGGCGGGGCTCCGGGTTCTGATGTCCGCCGACTGCATCGTCGGCCACAACATCATCAAGTTCGACCTCCCGGCGATCCAGAAGGTTTACCCCTGGTTCACCTACGACCAGTCCAAGGTCTTCGACACCCTGGTCGCCTCCCGCGTCATCTGGACCGCCATCGTCGATACCGACATGGGCAAGATCAGGAACGGGACGACAACCCTCCCACCGAAGCTCGCCGGTCGCCACGGCCTCGAAGCCTGGGGCCACCGCCTGGGCAACTGGAAGGGCGACTATGCGAAGATGATGGAGGAGCGTGGTCTCGATCCCTGGGCCGAATGGTCCCAGGAGATGCAGGACTATTGCGAGCAGGACGTAGAGGTCAACGCGGCCCTATACCAGCTCGTCCTCGGCAAGGACTACTCCGCTCAATGCCTTGAGCTGGAGCACCGCATCGCCTTCATCATGGCCGAGATGGAGCGCAACGGCTTCGGCTTCAACGTTGATAAGGCCGAGAAGCTCTATGTGGACCTCGCCGGAAAGCGCGAGGAACTCTCCCAGTCCCTCCGAGACCTCTTCACGCCTTGGTTCACCAAGGATGGCGTCGTCAAGGAGCCGAAGAAGCCCCACAAGACCCTTGGGTACTGGGGGGACGAAGGCCCCGTGGTCGAGGAGACCTACGTCTCTCACTACACGGAGGAAGGCGAGCCGATCTTCAAAAAGCGGAAGACCCGGTCCTTTAAGGGCTACCCGTTCCAGAAGATCAAGCTCACTGTCTTCAACCCCAACAGCAGAGATCACATAGCCGACCGTCTCCAGACGGTGCGCGGCTGGAAGCCCTCGGATTTCACACCCGGTGGCAAGCCCAAAGTGGACGAAGATGTCCTCAGTGATCTCAAGTACCCCGAAGCCAAGGCGCTGACCGACTACATGACGCTCCAGAAGCGCATCGGGCAGTTGGCCGAGGGGGACAATGCCTGGCTCAAGAAGGTGAAGCCGAACGGTCGCATCCACGGGTCTATCAACCCGAACGGGGCGGTGACCGGCCGGGCCACCCATAGTGACCCCAACGTCGGACAGGTTCCGGCTGTCGGTGCCCTCTACGGCGCTGAGTGCCGGGAGTTGTTCGAGGCCAAGATGAAGGGCCGGGTGCAGCTAGGGTGCGACGTGTCGGGTCTGGAGCTGCGAATGCTCGGGCACTTCATGGCCAAGCACGACGGCGGGGCCTACGCGAACGAAGTCATCAACGGTGATGTCCACTCGACGAACGCGGCGGCTCTCTTCGGCCTCGACGCCGAGCAGTTCAAGCAGGGACGCAAGTGCAAGGACCCGATCCAGTCCATCACGGATCAGGTCAAGGACGCCTACGACTGGCTCCGCAAGCTCCCGAAGGACAAACAGTCCACGAGCCTCGTCAAGGACTTCTACGACAGCCTCAGGAACACCGCGAAGACCTTCATCTACGCCTTCCTCTACGGCGCTGGTGACGGGAAGATCGGCAACATCGTGGGGCAGGGCCGTAAGGCCGGGGGCCTCCTCAAGAAGAAATTTCTGAAGCGTCTTCCCGCACTCGCCAAGCTCATCCAGGGCGTCGGCGCAGCAGCCGAAACCCGTGGGCACCTCAAGGGTCTCGACGGGCGTCTCCTCCATGTCCGCTCCGCGCACTCGGCCCTCAACACGCTCCTCCAAGGGGCAGGGGCCATCGTCTGCAAGCAGTGGATCGTGGAGTTCTACGACCTCCTCACCGCAAACAACCTCCACAACGTCGTCAGCATCGTGGCCTGGGTCCACGACGAACTCCAGATGGAAGTCGTCGCTGAATACGCCGAACAAGTCGGTGATCTCTGCGTACAAGCCATTGTTATCGCAGGGGAAAAACTCGGCATCCGTGTGCCACTCACAGGTGAATACAAAATCGGTAAGAACTGGAAGGACTGCCACTAATGGCGAAGACAGCACTCATGAAAGAACGCCGGGTCACCCCCGGCTACCTCGGGCTCTCCCGTGGTGACCGCACAGTCAACGCCATCATCTACGGCGCAGACTTGTGCTTCTACTTCTACCCCATCACCCCCGAACAGGCCCGGCTCGTCGAAGACTGGGCCATCGACGGCGACGAGCAGGACCTCCGCAAGGCGCTCCCCGAGGCCACCGAGTACGACCTCGATATGTTCTATGCTGGAAAGGAAATCGTTGAATGATCCCCTGGCTCTATGTGTTTTTCACACCGCACTATCGCAAGAACCTCAAGACGCTGAAGGACCACCCCGAACTGGCGGACATGCTCCACCGGTGGGCAGGGTTCCGCATTGCGACATACCTGACGGTGGTGCCAACGTTCATCCTCTTCTCGCCATACATTGTGCTCGCGCTCACAAGCATGGCCGCTGAGTGGCTCCTGAAGCGGATCGATGGGGTACTGCCCCGTCCGTGGGTGCGCTTTAGCCGCAAGGCTGACTCGATCCACTGGGAACTCACCCAGGCGATCCGGGAGAAGAGGGCTCGCGGTTGAAGACCCTACTGATTGACGGCGACATGCTCGTCCACCGGTCCACCGTGGCCGTTGAAAAGGACACCCGGTTCCTCGACCGCTACCACATCTTGTTCTCGGACGCCGAGAGCGCGTGGAACGTCCTCATGGAAACCCTGGGGGAACTCCAGGCGGCTGCGGACACCTCCGAGGTGCTCGTGACGTTCTCGGACCCCGAGGTCAACTTCCGCAAGGTTCTGGCCGGTGGCGACTACAAGTCCCACCGCGCCGGGTCTCGCAAGCCGCTCGCCTACTGGGAAACCCGCAAGCGAGTAGAGGAATCCTTTCCTAGCCTAACACTGCCCGAGCTGGAAGCCGACGACACCATGGGCATCATGATGACCCGGCATCCGGGGGACTACATCTTGTGGTCCCTCGACAAGGACCTGAAGCAAATCCCCGGTCTACATCTGGTAGACGACGAGGTCATCAAGCGGCCTCTCTCCGAGTGCGATCATTTCTTCTACGTCCAGGCGCTCGCTGGCGACGTGACCGATGGTTACTCGGGGTGCCCTGGGGTGGGCATGACGGGAGCCGAGCGCATCCTCCGCGCTGGCGTAAAGCCTGTGGCCTACCAGCACGAACTCAAGAGCGGCAAGCGCAAGGGCGAGGTCGAGATCAGGTGGGACGAAGTTCCCGCCGACAACCAGTGGGACACCGTCCTGTCCCACTACCTGAAAGCCGGTCTGGCTGAGGAGGACGCCCTTCTCAACGCCCGGATGGCTCGCATCCTTCGGGATGAAGACTACGTGAATGGAAGCATTATCCTTTGGACACCGCGCTCATAAAGTCGGACGGCGGATCGACCGACTACTACCGGCTCCCGGCATACGCCACGGAGCTGAGACACCTCATCCAAGCGAAGAACATGAACTTCGCCATCGGGAACATCTTCAAAGCTTGCTATCGCCTAGGCGAGAAGGACGGCAACGATTTGGAGTATGATCTCAACAAGATTATCTTCTTCGCGCAGGACGAGATCGAGAGACTACGTCGTCTGCGAGGATGAAGCACTACAAGGGGTCTCTTCGGAGGCCCCTTATTCGTTTTGTCAAGAAGAAAATAATTAGGGCTTCATACAGAGAGACTACGAAATAAATCTATGTCCAGTGTTTTGAACAGAGAAAATAAGTTACCTCAAGTAACTCAAGAACTCTTAGACCACCTAAAGACCAAGTACCCTCTGAGATTATTCAAGGAGATGAAGAGTTATGAGGAGGTCAAAGAATACCAAGGGAAACAAGAGGTCATCGACTACCTCGCGACCCTCCTAGATCGCTGAGGAGCCACTCGATGTGCTTCAATAAGGAACAGAAGGTCGAAGCTCCCGCAGCTCCGGCCGAGACGCTCAAGCAGGTTGCCCCGGAAAAGAAGACCGCCGCAACCAAGGACTCAAACCCCCTCACCATTGGCACCAAGAAGTACCGCAACGAAAGCGGTCTTGGAACCAAGGGCCTAAACGCTGGCGCTCCGTCAGGCATCTCGCTTTCCAAGTAAGTCCCCATGACCGACGCCGCTATCGAAACGGCGGTCACGGACGCTGACGCTGCGCTCTACTCTCGTCTGGAGAGTGACCGCGAAGACTTCCTGTATCGAGCGCGTGAAAACGCCAAGCTCACCATCCCATCCCTGATGCCCCCTGAGGGGCACTCTTCGGCCTCCGCGCTCTACAAGCCGTGGCAATCCATCGGTTCCCACGGGGTCAACACCCTGACCGCCAAGCTCTTGATGACCCTCCTGCCAGCGAACTCTCCGATGTTCCGGTTCTCGGTCAGCGATCAGGCTGTCGAGGAACTGGCGCAGGACAAGAACGTCCGCGCCGAGGTGGAGAAGAAGCTCAACGAAGTCGAGCGATCAGTGCAGGATGAGATCGAAGGTCTCAGCATCCGAGCCGCCCTTGTGGAGGCCCTCAAACACCTTGTGGTGTGCGGGAACGTCCTCCTATACCTCCCCAAGAAGGGGAACCTACGAATTTTCCGCCTGGACCGCTACGTTGTCCAGCGCGACTACGAAGGCAATCTTCTCCGCGCCATCATTAAAGAGACGGTGGCCAAAGAGACCTTGCCCGACGACATCCAGGCAATGCTCTCCAAGCCCTCAGAACTCCCCTCCGACAAGCCGGGGCAGGTGGCTGAGAAGGAATACGACGTTTACACCGTGTTCCACCGCAAGGGAGACCGCATCCACACCTACCAGTCGATCAAGGGCATGAAGCTGCCCCGGTCGGAGGGCTCGTGGAAGCTCGATAAGTCGCCCATCATGGCCCTGCGCTGGACCTACCTCCACGACGAGGACTACGGCCGCGCTTATATCGATGAGTACATCGGGGACCTGACGGGTGCTGAGGCGCTGTCCAAGTCGCTGCGGGAAGCCGCTGCGGCCTCCTCGAAGATCAACCCGATGGTCAACCCCACGGGACTGACGCGAGCACAGGACGTTGCCGACGCCGAGAACCTCGAAGTCATCTCCGGCCGTGCCGACGATGTCACCATGCTTCAGTTCGACAAGCAAGCCGACATGGCGATCACCCAGGGTGTCCTCCAGGACCTCATCACCCGCCTGTCCTACGCTTTCATGATGAACAAGTCCGTCCAGCGAAACGGAGAGCGCGTCACGGCCGAAGAAGTGCGCACCATGATCTCTGATATCGACGACGTGCTCGGCGGTATCTACTCGCTCCTCGCTCAGGAACTTCAGCTCCCGCTCGTCATCCGCATCATTGATCGGATGGAAGGCGAGCGTAAGATTCCGCGCCTGTCCGGTCTCAAGGGACCCGATGGGAAACCTGTCGCTCGACCGAAGATCGTGACGGGTATCGAGGCGCTCGGACGTGGCCACGACTACAACAAGTACCAGACGCTCATCCGTGACGTTCTGGCCCCCATCGGTGACGCCGCGTGGGGCGAGGTCAATCTCCCCGACCTCATCAAACGAGCCGCCGTGTCCCTATCGATCGACACTGACGGTCTCCTCAAGTCACCCGAAGACAAGCAAGCCGAACAGCAGCAGCAGATGGGTCTTCAGCAGGGTCAAGCGAACCAGCAGATGCTCATGGATATGGTCAAGGGCGCAACGCCTCAGGTCGCCAAGGTGGCCTCTGAGGGCATCGCGAACCAAATCCAAGGAACAGAGTAATGGCATCATTCTCCTCTGCCTTCTCGTCCGCACGGAAGGCCGGTAAGTCTAGCTTCGCGTGGAACGGGAAAAGCTACAACACGAAGCTCGCGAAGGGCGCGAAGCCGGGCGGCAAGACCGCCTCGTCCAAGAAGGTCCCGACGCCAACGGCGAAGCCGACCAAGGCCGCATCCGGCCCCGCCCGTACCGACAAGCTCGCTGACTACCCGCGTCCCGCCAAGGCCGTAGGCATCGCCAAGGCAAACTCCCCGATGGCCCGTGCGTCTGCCGCTCAGGCGAACAAGCCGGTCAAACCCGCTCCGAGCCGTTCGCAGCTCCCGGCACAACCCGCCAAGGACCGGACGCCCCAGAAGGGCCGCGTCAAGTCGCCCCAGGGTCCCGTGCCCGAGGGCGTTTGGTACGCCGCCAAGGGCTCCGCGATGTCCATCGCCGCCGCTCGCCGGGCTAACAAGCCCGTCAAGAAATAAAACCCCCGCCTTACGGCGCTTCCCCCGGTCTTCGGATCGGGGGCCTTACTTTCTCCATCCCCCAACGAGAGCAAACCATCCATGACATATGCAAACGCAGAAATTCCCGCTGACGGTGCTACAGGCCCGTCTCTCGAAGAACAGTACGAAGCCCTGAAGGCCGAAGGTCTGGTCTCCGACGACGATACCGGTGCCAGCACTGGCGCGACCCCAGTTGCTCAAGGGGGAGCAGAAGGCGACCACGAGGAGGCCTCAACCGATGACGAGCGCCCCTCGTGGTTGCCAGCCAAATACAAGACCGTCGAAGAGTACGTCGCCTACGTGTCCGAGCTTGAAGCCAAGCAGGGCGGTACGGCCGACGACACCGCTGCCCCCAAGGGCAATGAGCCGACCGCCGAAGAACGCGCAGCCGCCGAGGCCGCGACGACCAAGGCCGGTCTCGACCTCAACACTGTGTCCCAGGAATGGGCTGACAATGGTTCCCTGACGGCCGAGACCTATACCAAGCTGGCCGACGCCGGTTACCCGAAAGAGATGGTGGACATCTACATCGAGGGTCTGACGAACCGGGCGAACGCCGTCCAGTCCCAGGCCTTCGAACTCGTGGGTGGTGCCGATAGCTACGGCGAGATGATCGACTGGGCCATCCAGAACCTCTCCGACGAAGACCAAGCGGCCTTCGACAGCGCCGTCAATTCGAACAACCCGCGACAGGCGATGCTCGCCATCAAGGGCCTCAAGGCCGACTGGGAGGCCTCCCTCATGGAGGACCTGTCCTACGAGCCCGAGTCCCCCGTGAGCACCAAGGGTGCCGCCCCGGTCAACACCTACCAGTCGCTCGACGACTACATGGAAGACCTCAACGACCCCCGCTACGACACCAACGAGAGCTTCCGGGCCTCGGTGATGGCGAAGCTGTCCCGCTCCAAGATCATGTAAGGACCTCCAGTGGCGAGAGACTACGACAAAGAATACGCGGCCTCTCGCCGCCCTGACCGTCGAGCCGACAATGTAATGCGCAAACGCGCTCGTCGGAAGATGATCAAGAAACACGGCGCAGCGGCCGTGAAGGGCAAAGAGATCGACCACAAAAACATGAACCCGCAGAACAACTCGTTCTCGAACCTTTCCATCATGTCCCGCAAGGCCAACCGCTCCAAGCAGCCCAAGCGAAAGTGATGCTCCTCCACCCGGAGGTCGCCTCATGCGTCCCGTAAATCTCCTGGTCTGGCATTGCACCGCAACGCCGGACGGCAAAGACTATTCCGTGGCCGATGTCCGCAAGTGGCATAAGGCTCGCGGCTTCTCCGATATCGGCTACCACTTCCTCATCCACATCGACGGCCGCGTCGAGGCCGGGCGTCCGCTCGACCAGATCGGCGCTCACGTCCAGGGCTACAACAACGGCTCTATCGGTTGCTCCTACGTGGGCGGTGTCGATGCCGACAACGTCAACAAGGCCGAAGACACCCGCACCGAGAAGCAGAAGTCGGCAATGCTCGCGCTCACCCGCAAGCTCGTCAAGGACTTCCCAGGCATCACCCGGATCGCCGGGCACAACGAGTTCGCCAACAAGGCTTGCCCGTCGTTCGATGTCCGCAAGGACCCCCTGGGCAACATTCCGGGCTTCAAGGGCGGTCGCAAGCAGTGACCCGCAAGTCGTCCAAGCGCCGCACCTCCAAGGTGCACCTCGCGATCAACTCCGCGTTGGCCTGGGGCGGCATCTTCTACGCCATCTACTCGCAGCAGGGCGCGACCGTCGTCGCCTCCCTCGTCGGTGTCATCGCGTTGTCCTACGGCTCCTATGTGGGCGTCGGACACCTCGACTACCGGGCGCACCTGCGGGGCCTGATGGCCCAAGTCACACAGGAGCCCGACCATGCTGGTCCTGATTCTTAGACACTGGCCGAAGATCGTCGCCGTCCTGGCGGTGATCCTGACGGTCTGGGCGATCTACGCCAAGGGTGTCTCCGACACCAAGTCCGCGCAAGCGGTCGAAGACCTCCGCGTCGAGAAGGCCCTCAGGGAAACCGAGAAGGCCGCTTACGTGGCCGACGCCGAACGTGCGGACGCCGCCTACAATCGCCTCCGGGCGCTCAACTCGAAAGTCGAGGGCCTGAATGACTACGTTCGCATCAATCCGACTTCTGGCAATCAGTGTCTTGACGGCGCTGACACTGACCAGTTGCGCGACCTCTGGAAGTAAACTCCCGGTTTACCCCCAGTTACCCGCAGACCTCCGGGTTTGTTTCGATACGCAGGTTCCAGCCCCCAAGGCCGGTCCACTGTCCAAGGGTCAGGTGATGTCTCTCATCGCCGCCCTCAAGAAGTCCGAGATGGAAAAGACCGAATGCGGTCGCCGCCTCATTGCCTTCTACGAAAGCCTGTCTCACCCACGCTAGGGTGAGGCACGAGGCTGTCTCAAAGTATCAGTCAGGAAGATCACGATCTGAAGCCGCTCCTCTTTAGGAGGGCGATCTCCCTTTTGATTTAGCACAGAGAATACTTGCCAGTAGTTTCCGGCCCCCTCGGGGATAACCGCTGAATGAACACGAGTTTTCCGAAGCCAAATCACACCGCGCCGCCTCGGCCGCGCACCTGATTACTTCAGAGAACTTTAATGCCTCAGTCTACTACCACGACCGCCGCAAATCCGGCAGGTCCGTCGATCTCCGACAACCTCTTCCTCAAGGTCTTCTCCGGCGAGACCATGAAGGTATTCAACAAGCGGACGGTCCTCAAGGGTCGCCACCGCGAACGCACGATCACCTCGGGTCGCTCTGCGCAGTTCCCGGCTATCGGCAAGGCGGCGGCTGAATACCACCAGCCGGGCAACCTCATCCTGGGCCAGGACATCAACCACGGCGAAAAGGTCATCACGATTGATGACATGCTGATCAGCTCGACCTTCGTGTCGAACTATGAAGAAGCCATGGCCCACTACGAGGTCCGCTCGGAATACGCCTTCCAGATGGGCGACAGCCTTGCTCAGGCCTACGACCAGCACCTCTTCGCAATCGCCACCAAGGCGGCTGTCGGTGGCACCACGGGTGCTGTCGCTGAGATGGGCTCGGCCACCGAGGTTAAAATCGGCGCAACGCCGTCCATCTCGGCCGTCGTCGATGCGATCTACGACAGCGCAGCCTACTTCGATGCGACGAACATCCCGGATACGGAACGTGTGGCCTACGTCACGCCGTCCCTCTACTGGGACCTCGTGCAGGACGGCTCGTTCCTCGACCGCGACTTCGGCAACGAAGGCAACGGCTCGAAGGCCAAGGGCGGCATCTACCGCGCCGCTGGTATCGAGATCGTCCCGACGAACAACCTCGCCCTCAACTTCGGCACGGCCACCCTCACGGGCAAGCGAGCCGGTGCTGATGTCACCGACTACACGGTCGATGGCACTAAGTCGCTCGTCCTCATCATGCAGAAACAGGCCCTCGGCACTGTCAAGCTGATGAACCTCGCGACCGAGAAGGAATATCAGGTTGGTCGCCAGGGCACCCTCATGGTGTCCCGCATGGCTTGCGGCCACGGCGTTCTGCGCCCCGAGTGCATCCGCCTCGTCTCCGCAAAGGTCTAATCAGCCGCACCTCTAGGGAGGCCCTTAACGGGGTCTCCCTATTTTTTCCAAATGGGAGGTTTCCCGTGGCAGTTCTGCCCTATACCGAGCTGGAGGCGGTCAACCTCATCCTCCGAAACATGGGCGAAGCCCGTGTGAACTCCCTCCTAAATCCACCGCTGGATGCCTCTGAGGCCCTCGGCACACTCCGGGAAATCTCCTTGGAGGTGCAGAAGCGCGGCTGGTACTTCAACACCGAATTTCACCGGTTCCCACCGGATACCTCTGGGCTCATTGCGCTCCCGAAGAACACCTTGGATGTCAAATCCGCTGGCCCGGATCGCGCCCTGAAGGTCACCATTCGCGGTGAGCACCTCTACCGCCTTGAGGCCTACAACAACGGTCCCGTCTTTATCGGCCCCGTCCATGTGCGCCTGATCCTCGGCCTCGACTTCGACGACCTCCCGGCCTCCGCTCGCTCCTACATCGCGATCCGCGCCGCCCGAGTGGCTCAAATCCGCTCCGTGGGCGACCAGATGAGCGCCCAAGAGGACAACGCTGACGAGACCCGTGCTCTCGCAGAACTCCATTCCGAACAGCTCTCCAACGAGCGGCTGTCGCTTCGAAACTCTTCGGGTGTCTCTCAGGGACTCTCGGGAGGCGTCTTCGTCCTGGGGCAGTAAATGACCGCAGTTTCCGGCGCTATCGCCAACCTTATCGGTGGCGTCTCGCAGCAGCCGCCCGAAATCCGACCACCAAACGCCGCTGAAGCACTCGTGAACTCGTGGTGCGACGTGGCCTCCGGTCTATCCACCCGACCCAACGCGAAGTTCGTCGCTAAGGTGACGGCCGCTCCGGTCGGTGCTGAGACACTCGCCACCCACATCATTCAGAAGCCCTCGGGCAACTTTCAGATCACCATCAAGAACGGCGCACTCTTTGTCACCGATCTCACGACGGGCGTGGCCAAGGCCGTGACGATGACCGGCACTGCCGCCGCATACATCGCGACAGTCGATCCCGAACGCAGCATCCGCTTCGTGACAGTGGGCGACACGACCTTCGTCTACAACCGCTTCCGAACGTGCACTGTCATGAAATCCCAGGAGACCGCCCTGGAGCGCAGCGGCATCCTGGACGGCGGCGTGAGACGCCTCAACCCGAACCTCCTGGCCACCGTGTGGGTCCGTCAGCGAGTGGGATACGAGGCGAACTATGCCATCTACCAGTCTGATGTCCGCAAGGCGCTCGTCGTGGCCGACACCAAGAAGACCGGGGAGATCGCTCAGTCTCTCCTGACTGTGGCGACTTCGAACGGGATGTCTGGGGACATCAAGGGAGAGAACGTAATCTCCTTCCAGTTGCCCACCGAGGCAGACTGGGTGACCTCCCAGGACGACCTAGCCAACACCGCCATGTTCTCCTTCAACGATAGCGTGGCCGAGTTCACCAAGCTCCCCAACGTAGACCGACAAGGCCGTCTCGTTAAGATCGCGCAAGCGGAAGATGAGAGGGCTGACGACTACTGGGTCTGGTACAAGAAGGGCATCTGGGCCGAAACCTTCGGATGGAACTGCTACGAAAAGCCTGACCCGGCCTCGATGCCGCACGTCCTGGTGGACAACGGTAACGGAACTTGGACGCTGAAGCCCCACGACTGGCCCGGCCGTCTCGTCGGGGATACCGACAGTAACCCCAGTCCGACCTTCGTAGGCCGCACAATCAACCGCATGTTCCTCTACAGGGGCCGCATGGTCATCCTGTCCGATGAGAACTTCATCGCGTCCGAGATCGGCAACTACGAGAACTTCTACCGCACGACCTGCACTCAGCTCCTCGATGACGATCCGATTGACGTGGCCTCGCCCAACAGCCGAGGAGCCGCGCTTCACACGGGAGAAGAGTTCGACGGCAAGTTGCTCCTGTCGAGCAAGTTTGACCAGTTCGTGGTCGATGGCTCGAATGACGACATCCTGTCTCCGAACACCGTGACCATCAAGAAGGTCAACGCCTACAATATGTCTCCTGACGTTGTTCCGGCTTCAGTCGGCCCGAACTTCGTGTTCGTCGATGACTTCGAGACACGCGGCTACGCTCTCCTCAGGGAGTACCAAGTGGAGCGCGTCTTTGGACGGCAGGTGGCCCTCTCGGTAACCGATCAGGTCCCCGAGTACATCCCGAGTGGCGTCTACAGCCTCTCGGCGTCTGCCTCGGATGACGTGCTTGTCGCGTTGACGCGCGGCGACCGTACCCATGCTTGGCTCTACAACTACTACTTCAACAGCGACGGGAAGGTTCTGTCGTCCTGGCAGAAGTGGGAGTTCCCATTCGCCATCCACGGCGGCGGGTTCCTCGATGACCGGCTCCTCCTGACGGTAGGCTTTGGTGCCAACACCTATATCGTGTCGATCTCCTTCGAGAGCGGCGTCGATGCAGTACTGGACAGCAACAGCATCCTCCTGGACATGGCGGTCACCTCGGGAAACCTCCCGGTGACATTCGCCAACAACCAGACGACCTTCGTGCTTCCCTATGCGATCCCCTCGGGTTCCGTGCAGGACATCCGGGCCGTCGTGGTTCCTGGAACGACCGGCGAGGGACAGAGCCGTGCAGCGGTTTCCACAGTGGGTAACTCGGTCACCTTCGCGGGGGACCTGAGGAACACGCAGCTCGTCATTGGCCTCCGGTTCCGCTTCTACTGGAAGCTCAGTCCGATCTACATGCGCGATCAAAACCAAGTGGCGATCCAGGACGGTCGGCTCCAGCTCCGCTACATTTCGATCTTCTTCAATCACTCCGGCCCCTTCGACATCCGTGTCACGCCGGAGGGCCGCGAGACCTTCACGGCTCGCTACGCCAACTTTGTCCTGGGCGACAGCACAAGCACAATCGGCGGGTTCCACCTCAACTCCGACAAGTTCCGCGCTGCGGCGTTCGGGGAGGGGGAGAAGACCGACATCGAAGTCGAAGCCTATACCCCTTGGCGCGTCCGCTTCTCCTCCCTCGAATGGGACGGGGCATACCGCGCCCGTAAGAAGAGAACCACATAATGAACTATGAGATACGGGGGGTTCGGGAGGGCGACCTCCCGTACCTCGCCGCCCACCTGCGAGCAGCCGACGCTCGCGAACTCGTGGCAACCTATGGCAACGCCGGGTTCCTCGACGCTCTAAACCAGTCGGCCGTCAATTCTCATGAGGTTGCGGTGTGTGAAGGGGACGGTGTCCCCATGGTCCTATGGGGCCTCCACCGCCTCAACCCTACCAGCGGCCTCATTTGGTGCTGCGCTACCCCCCTTGTGACCAAGTTCCGTCTCGCCTTCGTCCGCGAGAGTCGGGCCATCATCCAGCGATGGTTCGACGAGACCCCAAGCCTCCAGACCTTGTTCAACTACTCCCACACCGCGAACACGCTCCACCATCGGTGGCTTCGCTCGTGTGGCGCGACTGTCCTCCCTGAGGTCCCCATGGGACCCTTCGGTGAGCCCTTCAGTCCCTTCGTTATTCGGAGAAATCCATGTGTGACCTCGGCCTAGGTTTAGGCATCGCCTCCGGTATCGCCGGGGCAATGGGTGATAGCCAAGCCGCCAGTAAGAACGCTGGCATCATCAAGCAACAAGCCAACCTGGAGTACGCCGCCCAAGAGCGCGAGCGCCTCGTGGAAAGCGACGGTGCCCTCAAGGAGGGCTATCAGGCGCAGCTCGAAGCTGACCGTGGTGTCTCCGCAGTCCGCGCCAAGGGCGAGGGCATGGGCGGGTCTACCGCTGCCCTCCAGGTGGCGGAACAGAAGCGCCAGGGCGCTCTCTCTATCGCAAACGCCAAGGATCGCCAGCAAGCCGCTAACGCGAACTACGCGATGGCCGGAAAGAACACCCAGATCGGCGCTCAGAACCGTATCGACACCCAGACACCCAACCCGTTCACGCAGATCACCAATATCGCGACATCGGGCCTCCAGAACTACGGAGCCTTCAAATAATGGCCGCACCGCAACAGTCCACGGTTCCTGTCTACAAGGAAACGTCCAACATCCCGAACCCGAACACGGCATACTTCATGCACGATGCTCGGGACACGCCCGGAGCGGCCCTCGGGAAGCTCCTCGGGGTATCCGTGGATGCGCTCCAGAAGCAGAAGCAGCTCGACGAGAAGCCTAAGTCCCAGATGGAACAGGACCAGCTCGCCGCCCTGGCGACAGTCGGGGCCGAGAAGGACCGCCTGAAGCTGGCCGGTGGGCAGACGATGTTCGGCGTCATGAAAGACCCCGATGCCTCCATGGACAGCTACGAGGTCAACCGTGGCCGACGCGATGCCGACCTGTGGGCTGGCAAGCTCCGCGATGAGTACGCAGCCTCCGGGCTGGCCGACAACGATGACCCCAAGGCTTTCCAGGCGTTTGTCCAGAGCAAGCAGAAAGAGATGTTCGATACGACCCTCAAGGACGTGGACCCCTCCTACTACCACGGCTTCCTTACCCGCGTGTCCTCCTCCTACGAGGACATGGGCAAGGCTCACGCCGGTAACCTCGACACCTTCATCACCGCCAAGAACAAGATGGCGATGGAGAGCCGGATCGGGGCCAAGGTCGAGATCGACATGGCCACCAACAAGGAGACCTCCGCGTTCGGGCAGTTCATGACCGAGATCATGGGGGCCGAGAGCGGCAACAACTACAACGCCTTTCACGGAAACGGCAGCAACCAGTCCATCCGCTTCACCGATATGTCTATCGGAGATGTCCTGAAGTGGCAGTCGAGCGGTGAGTGGAAGCGCCTTGGCGGGAAAAGCTCCGCAGTCGGCAAGTATCAGATCATCGAGAGCACCCTGAAGGACACCGTCCGTGCCTCGGGCATCGACTTGGACACCAAGTTCACCCCGGCCGTGCAGGACAAGCTCATCATGTTCCGCCTCTTCGACACCCGCAAGATGGCCGATTATCTCGATGGCAAGATTTCCGACGAGGATATGGTGGACAAGCACCTCGCGGCCGAGTTCGCCGGTCTCAAGACCACGAGCGGCAAGGGGATGTACGACGGAGACGGTCTCAACAAGGCCAGCCTCTCCGCTCGCCGCACCATCGCCGCCCTTCAGCAGTTCAAGGCCGCGTACATGCGGGACCCTGCGACCGTCGTCAAGAAGACCGAGGACGGCAAGCTGATCATCGGGGGCGACAGCCCGTCCGCTATCGGCGCTGAGGTGGAGAACGCTGAGTCCGAGTTTGGTCTCCCGCAGACGGAAGTCCGCAACGCCGCCGCTAACGCCATGATCAAGATGCTCGAAGCCGACCCCACGTTGGCCGAGCGTGATGACCTTGAGGACGTGATGGCCAACGCCAAGCTCTCCCGAGCCGAGCGCGACCGTGTCCATGAGACCCGTGACCGTCTCCGCGAGGAGAACTCGACGAAGTCCAAGATTGCCGAGAAGGAACAGGAAGCTCGCCTCGTGGCCGCTGCGGACAAGTACGTCCAGAGCGGTGACCAGTCGGCCCTCCAGGAAATCCGTCAGGCAAACCCCGACGTTTACCAGAAGCTCCTTGCCCTCAGTGCCAACCCGGCCCCCGCCAGCGAGTACGCCGAGGGCAACGCCGAGTTTACCTCAGGGGTCTCCTATGAGGACCCCGAGACGCCCGTCAACACCATGAGGGCCTACTCGGAAGGCAAGATCGACAAGGCTACCTACGCCAAGGTCATGAAGCAATACAACGTCGTCCAGAACGCCAAGGATGTCCTCGACCTCCCCGGCGTGGACGCCTTCGTCTCCTCGCTCGAACAGAGCCTACCAGCCTCCGTGCGCAAGCAGTTCAAGCAGGGTCTAGCGACCGTTGCTGAAGACCTCCGCGAACAGAACGAAGGCCGACGCCCCTCGGTGACAGCCATCATGGAGGAGGCCCAAAAAATCCACGGCCTCCTGTCTGCCTCCGGTCAGTCCGACCAGCAGAAGCGCATGGCTCAGTACGAATAAGGAATATCAATGCCGTCTTGGGAACCGCAGAAGGATGGGACCTTTCTCCCGTCCGCTGAACTCATGGAGCGCGTCCGCGCTAACCCGCAGAAGTACCCCAATGCAGTTGCCGACTTCTCCAAGATCACCGGTAAAACCGAGGAGGAGGTCCAGGCGATCTTCGACAACCCAGGCTCCTCGGGGTTCTGGGGGACAATCGCCGGAACCGCCGTCGATGTGGGGCAGGGTGCCATCAAGGCTACCGCCGTCGCCGCTGAGAACCTCGTGCCCGAAGAGTACCTCGGGGACACCGGGAAGGACATCGCCGCCTACGGTGAAAGCCTCGACCCTAAGTTCGAAACCGAAAAGAGCGTGGGTGAGTCCCTTGCTGAGGGTGTCGGTCAGGCTCTCCCCGTTGTCGGTGCCACGGTTGGCACTGGTGGGTGGGCCGGTCTCCTGGCCGGTGCTGGCGTTGCCACGCTTACCTTCGAGGACGAACAGAACCTTGCGAACACCCTGGAAGAGGTTGCCCCTGGGGTCACCCCTGACATCCTCGTGGTCAAGCCTGAGGACGATGAGCTGACCGCCACCTCCAAGGCACTCGTCACCAACATCCTTACCGACGCCGTCTTCATGGGGGCTACCCATGTCGTCGGCAAGGCGATCCGTGCGTTGTCCCGAGGGGCAACCCCGGAAGAGATCAAGGTGCTCGCCAAGGAGGCCGAAGCGGCTATCGCTGACACGGCCACGCCCTATACCGAGGCCAAGGTCATCTCCCAGACCGCCGCTCGCAAGCGTCTCCTCTCCCAGGTCGAGATGCGCGAGAAGGTCGGCCAGAGCATTGCCCCCGCCGTGAAGGACCCCGCAGAACGCAAGGTGTTCCACGAGAGCGTCTGGGGTGCCTTCAAGAAGCTCTCCGACCGCAGCGCCGATACCAATCCTGGCCTGGACTTGTTCCATAACAGCCGCAAGGCTGACCTCACCTCGTATGCCGACAATGTCATGGACAGGTTGGCTCAGGGGGACGCGGCCGGTCTCGTGCAGGTCCTCACCAAGGGCGTGAAGGCGAATGACGCGGTCGAAGCGGCCTACGTCAACACCTTCCAGAACTCGGTCCTCAAGGTCACCCTGGAGAAACTCAACGACAGCTTCGACGAGACCGTGCGTCTCCTCCGCGAAGACCCCTCGTTGCAGACCAAAGCCGCCTTCCGTGAGACGATGTCAGCCTACCAGGACACCGTTGCCGACATTGGCGAGGTCTACCGCCTCTATGGCTCCTCGGCCTCCTACCAGCTCCTCACCCGCAAGGGCGTGATCCCGGCCGGTGGCTTCGAGGAAGTCCTCGCCGCCGAGCAGTGGGTCAAGGAAACGGTGAAAGACACCGGCTTCGACCTCTTCTCCGACAAGGTGGAGTTCGTCTCCGCTCAGGCCCTCAAGTGGGACAGCCTGGGCATCGACGCCGCGAAGGTTCTCCCCGAGCTGGACGATATGTTCGCTAAGTTCGACATCGAGCGCCAGGGCGTCCTCGCCAACCTCGGCCAGAACGCCACGTCCAAGATGTCGCCGGAACAGCGCATGGGCGCGATGGCGTCCTTCGTCCGCATGGTCAAGGACATCCAGTCCACGGCTCTCCTGGGGCAGCTCTCGACGACCGGCCTCAACGTCGCGTCCGATACGCTCAACAACGTCCTCCTGCCGTTCCTCGAACACGGCCTCGCCAAGGGCAACTTCAAGCGAGCGGGGACGGAGTACGCCGGATACGCCGCCGCCCTGAAGACCTCGACGGCAATCGCCAAGAAGGCCTTCCTGTCGGGCAAGGGTGTCCTCGACGACTTCGATCTCATGGATGGCGCACACTCCTCGGTCCTCGACTACGAGAACCTCTCGGGAATGCCGCGCCTCATGGTGCGTCTCTTCAAGTTCGCCACCGACCTCTCGCTGGCGTCCTCCGAGTTCTGGAAGTCCACCCGCGCCTTCGGCCTTGCCTACGCGGACGGTCTGGAGCTGGCCCTCAAGTCGGGGCAGGGAAGGGTAGAAGCCAAGCGCATCGCCCGTCAGTACGCTCAGGATCAGTTCGATGCCTCGGGTGCCCTGACGAACGCCATGTATCGTAACGATGTCTCTCGGACCTCCTGGCAACAGGCGTTCGACACGCGCTACGTCACGGGCCGACTTGCTCAGGCCGTGGACAACGTCCGCAACCGCGACGACGCCGTGGGACTCCTGGCCCGTGCCGGTGTCCCGTTCTTCCGAACCATCGTCAACATCGGCTCCGACAGCCTCCAGTACATCGTCCCTCCGGGTCTCCCTGCCGCGCTCCGCGTGATGGCCAAGGGGAAACAGGGCGGATGGCTCCAGGATAGCCTCAAGGTCATCAAGGCCCTCGACGACTTCAGCGGAAACAACGGCGCAGCGGCTCAGGCCCGAGCGATCGGTAGACACCGGATGGGCATGGCCCTGACGGCTACGGCCCTCGGCGCAGTTGCCCTCCACGATAACGTCGAGATCACAGGGGCCTCAGGGCTGAAGCGGTGGGATGCCAAGAAGCGAGCCTTCGAGGAGTACCCGCCGAACTCGATCATCATCAACGGTGTCTCGACCGACCTCAACCGTCTCATGCCCTTCTCCGCTCCGCTCATGCTGGCCGGGATGATGCGAGACATGGAGATCGAGAACGAGCTTCAGATGAAGGACGGCAACTTTGCCTCGGACAACGGCCCCGCCGATGCCCTGGTCAACTTTGCGCCAGCCTTGGCCTACACGACGCTGACCCTCTTTCAGGACAGCGCCGCGATGCAGGGTGTCTTCGATCTGTCCTCCGCGTTCGACGAAGCGATCTCCGAGGGGAAACCCGACGCGCTCGTGAAGTACGGCCAGAAGTACCTCCAACAGTTCACTCCTGGGACGGTCAAGATGGCGGCGAAGTCCACCAACCTCGACCAGTACGAGGGGTTCGACTTCTTCACCAACTATGCAGCAGCAGCCGGTTTCCCGGTGGGCTTCAAGCGCCTCGACTTCCTGGGCGAGCCGATCACCTTCGGCGTTGGCCGTGGCCTAGACCCGCTCAACATGAAGAACATCGACAACGAGAGCGGCGTCCGCAAGGAGTTCATCTTCCTCAACAAGACCGATGGCCTGGCACTCGTGCCGCCCAAGCCCGATGCCGTGTTCGACAAGGCATTCTGGAAGGCCCTCGGGGTGGACACAGGGAACGCCTTCAGCAGCGGCAAGATGCCCTCCCTGGTTACCCTCAAGACCACCACGGGGAAGAACGGGTGGGACGCCTACCGCGCCTACCTATACCAGGGCCGATTGTCCTCGAACAAGGAAGTTCCCACGGCCAGCCAGGGAGACCGTGTCGATATCGGCAAGGTGCTCATCAAGAAGGGCGAGAACTTCCAGGACGCGGTCACACGCCTCGTGGAAACCCGGAGCTACCAGGGGCTTACCCCCGACGCTCGGGCAAAGGTCTGGAACGCGGTCTTCGGCTACTTCAAGAAGCAAGCGAAGGACCAGTTGTCCGACGAGATCGTCGTTGATCCCGAGGTCTTCGAGGGGAGCCGCTACGGTTCGCCCATCAAGAGGCCCACCACACTATCCGACACTGAAGGTCTCGCTGAGACGCTCGGTGCTGGCATCCAGCAAACCAAGGGGTCACCCCTGGATGCTGCCTTTGAGATCAAGAAATAACCCCTTTAATGGCAACTAACGTAATCTACCCCAACCAAACTGGGGTGCAAACTGATTACCCCATCACCTTCGATTACCTTTCCAAATCACACGTTAAGGCAACTATCGATGGGGTCGATATCGACAATGTAACGTTCATCGGGACATTCTTGGTACGCATCACACCCGCGCCTGTGGGAGAACTCCGCATCTATCGGGACACCCCGAAAGAACAGCCGGTCAACTCCTACAACGACGGGTCCGTACTTCTCTCCACCGACCTCAATTCCTCGTTCTCCCAGGCGGTCTTCATTTCTCAGGAGGCCAGCGAACGGTCCCCGATGCGAGCCACGTCTGGCAACTGGGACATGGGCAACCTCCGCAGCACCAACCTGGGGGAACCTGTCTCCGCGAAGGACGCGACGACCAAGGCATACGTTGACGCGAAGGACGCTGAGACCGCTGCCATCGCCGCCCTGGATGCGCAGGTGGCCTCCACAAGTGCATCGGTGGCCGTGAGCAACGCGGCTGCTGCGATAGCAAAGGCATCCGAAGCTGCCGAGAGCGCCTCCACGGCTACGGCCAAGGCCTCCCAGGCGGCTTCGAGCGCGACCAGCGCAGCGGCCGACGCCTCCACGGCGACCACCAAGGCAGCGGCGGCATCCTCCAGTGCAACCGCCGCAGCCGGTAGTGCCACGACGGCGACTACCAAGGCCTCGGAAGCGTCAACCAGCGCAAGCACTGCCACCACCAAGGCGTCGGAAGCGGTGGCGAGCGCCAGCACCGCGTCCACCAAGGCATCCGAAGCTGCCGGTAGCGCATCGACAGCGTCCACCAAGGCATCCGAGGCCTCTACCAGCGCCTCCAACGCCAGTGCTTCCGCAACGGCCGCGAACACCTCCAAGGTGGCCGCTCAGGCTTCTGCCGACGCGGCGGCTGCGGTCCTCTCTTCCGCTAACATTCCGGCTCTGGGTGCGCCTCTGGCTAGCATCCGCACGAAGCTTGATGGCACCGGGCGGGAAAGCTACGACCCGAACGCGGTCCCGAACCTGACATCGTTGGGACTGGCGTTCGGGCTACCGGCTGCCGATTTCAACTACCCGTTCCCCAGTGGCCGGTTCATTGTTGGCAGTAAGTGGGCTAACGGTCCCGCAGCGGTGGAGGGTGCCCGTAAGGACAGCTCAACCTGGGGGTATCAACAGTCAGTACGATCTGTCGTAGGCGATGACACCAAGCTCACGCCGACCACGACCAATTCGGCCCACGCAGCACTTCCGGGTAACGGCGGGATTGCCCTCGTTAGCGGAGACGTTGGCTATTTCTCGTGCTGCGCGAAGGCAAGCGGCTACAAGTTCCTGAGCGTTAACATCGAGAACTACGATAACATCGTGGTGGATGTCTCCACAGGCGTAGTCGTGCAGGGAGCGAGCGGTCCCTTGATGACCTGCACCGCCAAGCTGCTTGAGAATGGCTACTGCTACGTCGCCGTCTACTACGCGGCGAACGCGGCATTCACCTTCAATGCGTACCTCGGGGTGAACAACAACACCGGTGGCCCTGCCGGTAGCTCCTCTTACGCTGGCGACGGCACGAGCGGCATCCTCATCAACACACAGTCGGTGAGTATGCAGAAGTGCCTCACGGTGGCCGGGGTGTGCGCAGTCTCCTGGCGCACAGGGAACAGCTACGACTACCGCTACGATCTCCAGCTCGTCGGAGGACTTACCCTCTATCGTCGAGCTACCGGAGTACCGGCGCGGTGGGAAACCTGGGCAACCGTGTTCGACGAGACCGCCCTCGGGGCTCCCGTCACTATCGCCAAGACCCGCCTGATTGACCGCAACGACATCCGGGACTACCAGCCCGGTATCAGCCTCTTCAGCACCTCGGGCAACGCTGTCGATAAGTTCAAGGCCGCTGCCGCAGCCTTCACGGACGACGGCGAGGCCCTCTCGGTTCTCAATGTCCCGCGTGGCCTGATCTACTTTGGCGACACATGGCTCATCAACAAGATGGGCTTCAAGATGCGCGGCGCTGGCCGACAGCACTGGGGGAGACCTTATGGGGAGACCACAGGCGGATCAGCGCATCCGCTCATGGGAACCCAGATCACAACCGTTGGGGCCGGTGTGGCGCGACGGTGGAGCGACGTGGACGGCGGCAGCACGGGGGACGCGGCAAAGAAACCGGTGATCGCCCTCGGAATGCCGGGCATCGAACTCCGGGGTTTCTCCGTGGTCACCCCGAGAACTGGCGCAACCGCCAACATCTGGGACAACGGTATCCGCCTCCTAGGGGTGGACGGCTGCAAGCTCGAAGAGTTCAATGTCTACGGCGGCTTCGCCCAAGCTGGCATCATGCTCGACGCTACGCACTCGAAGCTCAATGCGGCGATGAACGCATTGATCGATAGCTACAACCTCGCGCCGACCCGCGACAGCAACCTGATGTCCTACGGGATCACCGACAACCTGTTCGCTGACTTCGAGGCCTCTGGCGTGAGCGCAATCCGCCTCCAAGGCACGACCCGGAACAAGGGTACGGCCGGTCAGTACGATGAGACGACGTGGCTCTGGTCTCCGAATGGATGCTCGGACACGCGCTTCAGGAACTTCCGGCTCTACCAGTTCGGAGACACAACGGCCCGAAAGGCTGGCGGGGCTCTGATCCACCTGGACTACCGGGTGTTCACCGGGGGCACCCCTAACAACTCCGGCCAGAACATCGGGTTCGACAACGGGCGTCTGGATGGGGCCGGTAAGTGGGCGATCTACCTGGACAACATCGACTTGGTCTGGTTCAGCCGGATTTTCGGTGAGACCTCCAACAGTTGGTCAACCGCTCAGTCTCAGCGCAACATCATCGAGCGAACCGCAGCTTGCGGCCCCGAGCGCCTCTTCAGCCAGTGCAAGATGTTCTTCAACTACGTGTCCAACGGCGGTGCCGAGACGACGATGGCGAACAACTACTGGGATGGTCGCGGCCTCGCGTAAGCCTCTGCGAAACTCAAAGGGACCGGCTTCGGCCGGTCTCCTCCTCTTCCTATTTCGAAATAACATGGACACCTCCGACATCAATGAACTTCAGCGGTCCCTCGGCCGCATCGAGGGCAAGACCGACGCTCTGCTACTCAACCAGGATCGCCTCCGCGAAGACTACGACGGCCTCAAGAAGGAACTGTCGGCTCTCAAGCTGAAGGTCCACAGTTACGCCGCTGGCCTCGCCGCCGTTGGCTCTATCGCGATGCTCTTTAAGGATCGCCTCGTTTCCATCGTGACTGGATAAGCCATGAGTGCAGCCTCTCTCGACCTGATGGCCCGTCTCCACGGTGTCGTCGCAGAGGAGCTGATGAACCGCATCGCGGATGGCACGGCGACCGCCGCCGACATCTCGAATGCCATCAAGTTTCTCAAGGACAACGGCGTGGAAGCTCGCGCCGACAAGAACGCAGCGGTCGCATCGCTCGCGTCTCAATTCCCCGTCTTCCATGACGAGGACACGGAAAACCTTCGGAGCCACTGATGGCCGTTGATACTCCCGCCGCGTTTGCGTGTTCCGCAAGCGCATGGACACTCGTGGCTTCCGCCAAGACCAGTGTCCTCATCCAGAGCCGCACCATGGGTGGCTTCAGGGTCTTCGTCGGAAGCGCCGCACCTGCGGTGACCGCCGAAACCTACTTCTCGGTTTCCTCCAAGGAAGGCTCCCTCGCCATCAACGGAATGACGGGAACTGAGAACGTCTACGTACTCGGTGATGTCACCGTAGAAGTCCTGCGAGGCTAACGGATGCTAATCTTCGGAAACCGCGGAGCTGCCTCCAGGCGGCGATCCTTCAACGTCATCGCGAGTATTGGTGACAGCACGGTAGCGCAGCAATACCTCGACACGAACTTCGCCAGAAACCGCTCGGTCTACAACCACTTCTTCGTGGGCAACGCGCTGGCTGGTAACCGCATCGCCCGGAACTACTGCTTCGGCGTCTCCGGCGAACGCACCGACCAGACGCTCGCTCGGCTGCAAGCGGCTCTCGATACGGGGGCAGGGGTTCTGTATATCAGCGAGGGTATCAACTCCATTGCCCAAGCTCCTTACACCCACGCCGTGAGTGGCCAGACCGTTCCTGCGGCGACTGTCGGGGCTTCAGCCTTTGCCGATACGCTGACCAAGGTAGATGCCGCGCTTGCCCTCGGTATGCGTGTAATCGTCGTCCTGTGTCACGGTGCTGCAAACTACTCAGCCGCACAGATCAAGCAGCTCGTCATCTACAACGCCGCGCTCCGTCGCATGGCTGAGTTGCGGCCGAACGTCTGGCTCCTCGACGCCCCGGCGATCCTCCATGACCCGACCTCGTCACCCAACGCCCTCGTGTTCCGCACGGGCTACATGCGGACAGGGGAGGCGACCCTCGTCCACGAGAGCACCCTAGGGGCTTACTTCGTCGGGAAGGCGTTCGCTAAGGTCCTAGCCGAGGTCATGCGTCTCCTCCCCAGGAGTGCGGTGGATGGTGGTAATCAGCGCGTCAATGGTCAGCAGCTTCTCTTGAACCCGCTGTTCAACGCCACATCGGGCAATGCCGGTGCAATCATCGGCGCTGGCGGTAGTCTCGCATCCGGGACAACGGCCGTTCCGTTTGAGTGGTATGTCGCTCGTGCGGCCGGAGACTCGACGACCACGTTCACGATTGGCGTTGAGCCAAACGCTGAGGGCAATGGCAACGACGTGGTCATTACCTACAACGTGACCACGGTCGGCGGCGGCGTTCGTCTCTACCAGGACCTCGCCGGTACGAGCCCTAACGGGGACTACTGGACACCCGGAGTTACCCTTCAGGGCTTCGGCAAGACAACCACGGTTTCCGGCTCCGTAGGCTTGGCATTTGTCCAGCCGCGAATCGAAATGAACGGGACCCTCGGGGGCGTAGGCACGACGCTGTTCACCCATAGTCTCCTAGGGGACACCGCCAGTGGCCTTCTCCCATCGACGGAAGGCTACGCTTTCGAACACGCCACCGAACTCCTCCAGGTTCCGGCCTACACCGCCCGAGCCTACCTGAGCTTCCGTGCACTCGATCTCGTGTGCGGCACTCCCGGCACGGGAACGGTGCGTGTGAACATGCCCCAGATGTCGGTCATCTCTTCACTGATCCAGTGACCATCGATCCTCGGGGAGCCTTCGGGTTCCCCGGAGATACCTCTCCTCCCTGAGCAACCCTTTGACCTATAAGGACGCACTGAAGACCTCCACCGCAGGTGTCGAGGCCGACCCGCTACGAGCGGACTTCCGCAAGTTTATGTGGCTGATCTGGAAGTACCTCAACCTTCCGAACCCTACCGCCACCCAGTACGACATCGCCCGGTTCCTCCAGACCGGCCCCAACAAGATTTGCATCGAGGCCTTCCGGGGCGTCGGCAAGTCCTACGTAACCTCGGCCTTCGTGCTCTGGGTGCTCTACTGCAATCCGCAGATGAAGATCATGGTTGTCTCGGCCTCGAAGAACCGAGCGGACAACTTCGTGAAGTTCACGATGATGCTCATCCAGGTCATCCCCGAGTTGGCCTTCCTGCGCCCGTCGCCCAACCAGCGGTCCTCCAGCGTCGAGTTCGACGTAGGCCCGGCGCAGCCCGACCAGACACCCTCAGTGTTCGCTAAGGGTATCGATAGCCAGCTCACCGGGGGTCGCGCAGACATCATCGTCTCGGACGACGTAGAGGTCTGGAACAACTCCCAGACGGTCGCCGCTCGCGACCAGCTCATCGAGAAGACCCGAGAATACTCGGCTATCTTGAAGCCGCTGGCCCATGCCCGGATCATCTACCTGGGCACCCCGCAGACCGAGGACAGCATCTACAACAAGCTGCCCGAGACCTTCACGAGGCGCATCTGGCCAGCTCAGGTGCCTACCCAGGAGGAGCGCCCCGGCTACGGTGACGATCTCGCCCCCATGGTCGAGGTGATGTTCGAGGCGCGGCGATACGGTTTCCCCGTGGACCCCGAGCGGTTCGACGCGGACGAGCTGATCGGCCGTCGCTCGGAGTACGGAGCCGCTGGCTACCAGCTCCAGTTCATGCTCAACACGAAGCTGTCCGACGAGGAACGCTACCCTCTGAAGCTGAAGAACCTCATCGTCATGCCGGTGCCCCCGGAGAAGGCTCCTTATGAAGTGCACTGGCTCCCCAACCCCGACAGGCACCTCAAGGACCTCCCGGTTTACGGGATGGCCGGGGACAAATACTTCTCCTCCGCTGGTCACTCCCCGCAGTTCGAGGACTACCAGCACCGAGTTATGGCCATCGACCCCTCCGGCCGAGGTAAGGACGAGACCGGCTACGCTGTCGGCTTCATGCTCTCCTCGAACATCTGGGTCCCCAAGGCCGGTGGTTTCCAGGGCGGCTACGAGCCTGACACCCTGGAGGCACTCGTGGCTGTCGCTAAGAAGTTCAAGGTGCAGACCATCGTCATCGAGAGCAACTTCGGGGACGGCATGTTCGGAAAGCTCCTGGAGCCGGTGCTCCTGAGGGCAGGGGTCTACGCCGAGATCGTCGAGGTACGCTCGAACACGATGAAGGAGATGCGCATCCTGGACATCCTGGAGCCCGTCGTCTCCGCGCACCGCCTCATAGTGGACCCCTCGGTGATCGAGAGTGACCACGAGACCATCCAGGTCTACGAGGGCCTCGTGCGCTCGCACAAGAGCCTCTTCCACCAGATGACCCACATCTGCCGACAGAAGGACGCCCTGCGCCACGACGACCGCCTGGACGCCCTGGCTATGCTTGTGGGACACTTCGTCGAGCTGATGAACCAGGACGCTCGTAAGACAGCCGACAAGGTTCACGCTGACAGCATGGCACAGTATCTTTCCAAGTTCCACGACAGTCCTCTCAACAAGGGCTTTAGTTCTCACAGGGTAACTTGGGGTGGACGAAGCGGACTGATCTGAGACAAGGAAAGTGTGAAGACAGGAGTATTGACTACTGCTCTTTACTTATGCTACCCTATCACACTCTAAGTTAACCTGGAGACATCCCTAGTTATCTAAGGTTATTAGAAGAGGAGTATGATAAGGTATTCCTCCTGAGTATCCCCTAGAGTGACACCGAGAGTGAACCGAGAGTTCCCTCGAAGTGTCTCTCAGGGGTCTCTCTCCTACTCCTTCCCCACTGTCCTGATACTTGGTTTGATGTCCCGTTTTGCTTTGGCACGGAGAGCCCCCTGGAGGGCCTCTGAGGGCTCCCTGCGGTAACCCTAGCCGAGCACCTCTCCATCGCGCCCCTGGGGCTCCCTGGAGTCACTGTGAGGGCACCCGAGGTTTCCCCGAGGGAACTGCGGCTATTTTTCCGAAAACTGTGCATCGCTATACGTATATGTACCCCCATGCGAAAACCCCCCGTGGTGCCCCTAGGGGCGGCGGCAAGTGCCCTATGCCGGGCACCGATTGTGGCACATGGCATGGCTAACCCATTGTAATCATTAGGTTGCCTACTTGATACGGTATCAGGTGCGGCAGGGTATCGCGGGTTATCGCCAGCTATTGAGGGGATAGCGGCCGCGAGTGAGGGCGCGTTCATGTGCTCTCCCACATTTTTCGGCCTAGGGTGCACCCATGGGATAACCGAGAGGCACCGAGAGACCGCAAGGCCGGTGCACCGAGAGGCACCGAGAGTGTCCCCGAGGGTGATCACATCGTGTAACAGAGTGTAACACACGGCCCATCGATCAAGCTCCCTATATGGAATAACGCGCGGTCATCCCCTGACATGGCGTCGTCCTATACCGCCCAGCCATGCCGTAACATTTCTTCAAATACCCTGTTGACTCCGATAACGAAGATATGCCAGTATTTGGTCACGGTGATCGACACGGTCACCGGCAGGGGCCGCAAGGCTCTTGGGTTCTTCGAAATCGCTGGTCATGCACCCTTAGAAACCCTTAGGTTTTCCACCGGTCCAATCGGTCCTCTCGTTCTAATCGCTACGGCAACTTGAACATGGCACTGACGGATACGGCAGGACGAAACGACCTAAAAAAGTTTCACACGGGCAATTGACTTCGATAACGAAGAGAACTAGCTTTTGAGTACGAAACGAGCGGCGGTCAGCCTACTGACCTAAGCGGTCCCGGTGAAAGCCCGAGCGTTCTTTGACAACTGAATAGGACTGTTGGTGTGTGCACGAAGATGCATATCGGGAGAACCGAGCACCCCTCAGTCCAGCCGCTCGCAGACCGTCTTGAAATGTCTGCTGACCACAACGGTCTCACACTGAGTGAGCCATGCGGTGAAAGCGCGGAAGGCGTAACGGGTCCAAACGTTGCGAGAGACTAGTAGGCGGGATGTCCCTGTAAGGCGGGGATTGAATGCCGAACTGCGTGATTAAGGCAAGGCTAGGTAGGAAAGAGGCCATGTGACGATTGTCTTATAGGAGGCACCTATACCGGGTGCCTCTCGGTAAACCAATCTCAGCCAGAGCGGAGCACGGCTATGAAAACAGCCATCCTTGAGAATACTAATATATTCCGTGTCGATAGTCACGGTAACGGTACTGCGTTTTCAATGCTGAATAAGGCGTCCATGATGGAGGTCTACGTCCAGGGCGATGACGCGGCGCGGTTTGATGAGGTCCTGCAATCCCACCTTCGAGCCTATGGGAACCCTGAGCACAGCTACCACTACATGACCTTGAATGAGGTGCTGATGTTTATCTGGCAGGTCTACGCACCGGTCGCAGCTCCCTACGGCTGGTCCCATGCCGGACCTCTAGCTTCAACAGGGTCCATCTGACATGTCCGCAGTTACCGAAAGTCTCATCATGCTCGCCGCGTCAGGCGGCATCATCGCGCTCGGCATCTTTGCCAGCATAGCTTTGTCCTGATCTCTACGATAACGAAGAGATCGCAACCAACGAAGGGAAAACCGGATATGACACGCAAGGACTACGTCCTGATCTCAAAGGCCATCAAACGAGCCGTGGATCAATGGTCTGGCCTGACGCCAGAGCGGGGGGATGTCGAAGCTGCCCTCTCGGACCTCGCAAGTGACCTCGCGGGGGAACTCGCGGCTGACAATCCGCGCTTCGAGGCGAACCGCTTCCTCTCGGCCTGTGGGCTCGATTGATGGGAGTACTCGCCGTGGAAACCTATACCCGTCTGCACATGGAAGCCGTGGCTTGTCTATGGGAAGCCATGATGGAAGCCGACCGGCACGACGTGGCAAGCTCGATCCATCGGGCCTTCCGCGACTGGGGCACGGTGCACATGCGCCACGCCGCCATCGACCTCGCTGACTTTGTATTGCGTGTCTACGAAAGCATGTCCGAGGAGGAGAAGTTCTCCCTCGGTCCCTACGACTGGGAGTTTGTCCCGGCCGTGCTCCGTCAAGTTGACTGGGTGGATGGCTCTGCGGTCCACCTCAATGATCCCCGCGCAGTTGCCGACCTCATTCTGTGGAGACCCGCGTCCTAATGCCTTCGTTATCGGAACTAGCAGCAAGTGAGTGGGCGGGTTTCTACCGCCGCGCCCTCCGCGACATGGCCATCTACGGCCAGTCCACCGGCCAGATCACGGGTCGCCGCCCGGTCCACATCATCCACGACGAAATTGTCTTTGAACCCTTTGGGAGAACCGCCATGACCGAAGTTACCGCCATCATTCCGTCCATCGTCGAAGCACCGAAGGCTGACCGGCCGAAGCTCCCGGAGGGCGTGAAGTACCTCTTCGACGATTGCGATACGATCACCATCACGGATGTCTCCGGGGCACCCGAGGGTGCCTTCAGCAGCGACAACGAGGAATCCTGCGGTTACACCGCCTCCGGCGGGGGATACATTTCGGGAGGCATGGGATATACGGGCATCGTCTCCGCAATGCGGGGGCCGGGCAACGAGACGTACCACTATCACTTCTACCGCCAACCGGCATTGGCAACCTATACCGCGAGCGTCTATGTCTCGGAGAACCCCGCGAACTTTGCGGTCTCCGATGGCAACCCGTGGCGGCGCGAGGCATTCTTCCGCGCCCACTTCGTCCGCACCGTCGAGCACATGATCGCACCCTCGGAGAAACATCCGGGTCTCCTCATGTACTTCCAGTCGCCGGAGAAGCGTGCTCGGGACATCCGCACCCCGATCAAGCCCGGCAAGTACCTGACGAAGTTCTTCAGCGACGTGCTGACCGGCGAGGAGATCAACGATCTCGCGGTTAAGTGGACGATGATGTCCACCCCGCCGAAGGCCGTCATCACGCAGGATGCCGACGAGATCGAACGGGTCTACAAGGGCAAGTACAACGGCTCTTGCATGCACTTTGCCAACGATGGCTACGAAGGCTCGCAGCACCCGGCCCGTGCCTATGCCGGTCCCGATCTCGGCACGGCTTACATCGGGGACATCGACAATGCCGATGGCCGGTGCCTCGTGTGGCCGGAGAAGAAAATCTACTACCCGAAGTTCTATGGCGACTACCGCCGCATGGAACAGGCCATGACCGCCATCGGCTACCGCTCGGCTAGCGAAGATGAGTTCGAGGGCGCTCGTTTGCAGCGCATCCAGTTCGGTAGCCGCTTTGTCGCCCCGTACCTCGATGTCTGCGGCGCTATCCAGGACGACGGCGAGTACCTCAAGATTGCGCACGAGGGTATCCCGTGCCGGGAAACCGATGGCCTGTCTGGTCACACGGGTCGCCGCTGCGCATACTACGGGGGCTCTCGTCGCTTCCCTGAGGACGAAATGACGAACATCCCCGACTACGGATGGGTTTGTGAGGAGGCTTTGGACAACGGCCCGTTCGCGGTCTGCGCCCTTAGCGGCGAGTATGCATACCGGGGTAACATGACGGCCATCGGCGATGACGAGTACATCCGCGACGATATCATGCACTCGGCTGAGTACCGGAGTCGGTGGTTCCGCTGCGACCGTGACGGCGGCATTTATCTGACGGCCAATATGGGGCGCGTCACTATGTATGACGGGGAGGTCTGGGCCGCTGAGAACTTTGATATCTACGGCTCCACCTGCCAGCTCTCCGGCGAGAACTATCCTGACGACGAGGTAACGATCCTCGACAACGGCAAGGTGGTCGCTGACTCCCTCATGGATGAGGAGGATGAGGACTATCGCGCCTTCGCGGGTCTCGATCCCCTCGTTAACGAAGATGCCGAGGAAAATGAAGCTTTGGAGGCCGCGTAAGCGGCCCTCGGGCAACCCTCGAATACCCCCTCATTGAACCCGAAGGAACCTATACCGTGGCCAACCGCAAGCTTTCCGCCGACGAGAAGACCATTCTCGCCATGTTCTCCTACAAGCGCCCCATGGGTTCCCCGACGGAACAGGCGTTCATCGATCGATACCTCACGCCGCTCGGGTTCAAGCGTGATTCGTACAAGAACCTAGTTCTCCGGGTCGGGGAAAACCCGAGGATACTTTTTTCCTCTCACGTTGACACCGTGCACGTCACCGAGGGCATCCAGCAGCTCCATTATGATGGCGCGACACTCCAACTTGCTAAGAGCGCCAGGGCTACCTCCAGTTGCCTAGGTGCGGACTGCACTGCGGGTGTCTGGCTGATGACCGAGATGGTCAAAGCGGCGGTCCCAGGTATCTACGTGATCCATCATGGCGAGGAGAATGGATGCATCGGCTCCGGCGATCTCGCCAAGGGTAACCCGGCTTTCTTCGACGACATCGAAGCGGCGATTGCGTTCGACCGCTACGGCTACACGAGCGTCATCACGCACCAGATGGGACGGCGCACCGCTTCGGATGCCTTCGCGGCGTCCTTCGGAACTACGCTAACTGCGGCACTTGACTGCGATTGCGGCCTAATCGCTGACGACGGCGGGGCCTATACCGACACGAATGAGTACGCCCGTCTCGTGCCGGAATGCACCAACATCTCGGTCGGCTACCATAGCCAGCACTCGAAGAACGAGACGCAGCATGTCCCGTTCCTCATCCTCCTCCGCGATGGTCTCCTCGCGATGGACTGGAGCAAGCTTGTCATCGAGCGCGATCCCTCGGTGATCGACTACGGGTACTCGCGGGGGTTTTATCGCGGTGGCTCTAGCAACACTTCCAGCCGTGGCGGTTGGGCTGACTGGGCCGACCTGGATGACCCCTGGAACGACCCGCAGAACTACGTGCTCCCAGACAAAAGAAACTGTGGATCACTGGAAGACCTCGTCCGCGCATACCCGGAGGTCGCCGCCGATATACTCTCGTCCTACGGCATCACGCGGAACACGATGATGGATGAGATTAGCTGCATGTACGGAGAGGGCGCCCTGGAGGGCGTCTGATCCATCTCACCTATACCGCCGCCAATTGTCGGGACAGCGCAAATGGTTCGTATTCACGAGGAATTTCTCACAAAAGATGCCGCTAAAAAATACTGGCACGATTATCTGCAACGGTTCCCTGCCTCTAAGTGGGGGACCTACCTCCGCTTCTTCCGCGACCGGCTCTCGGGCCTGTGGACAGTGGCGGGTCAACGTTTCACATACGAGAATTAACTATTTACCAATTATCTGCGCTATCGTAGATGTCTTGGAAACGGGGGATGTTTCCAAGCGTCTTGGCTTCGGCCCGTCAAGTCCTATGAGAATGCCGCTCGGTCCTGAAGGGAACCGCTCGGAAACCAAAATTCACGAGGGTATGAATGCGCATTGAGTTTTACGACCACGAGGGAAACAAGGTCCGCGTGGACATTCTGGATACAGATGACCACTGGGAGGCGTGTGAGTGGGGGTTCAACGAACTCCACACGGAAGCCTTGCAAGACGCTGAGGATTATCAGGTCTTTGAAAAGTGAACAGTGTTCACTGTTCCCGTTCCGTTCTCTTGACGCTAGCGAAACCATCACGGTAAATGGGTTTGAATTACAGAAGTAACCGGGAAGATTTCGATGACCACGGATACCACGAAACTGCGCCACCTAATCCAGACACTTCAACGGTTCAATCAGCTCGACCCTAAGATGCAGGTCAGCACGATCCTTGTACTTCTGGAGATTGCTTCGGCGGACGCCGCGAAGGCGGATATTGCCCCGCAAGACCTTGAAAAGCGTACTGGGCTCCTCTCGGGGACCATGACGCGAAACATCTACTATTGGGAGAAGGGTCACGCCGACGTGTCTGGAGCACATGACATGGTGACCGTCTCCATCAACCCACAGGATCGCCGCAAGCGCAGCCTGTCCCTGACAAACAAGGGCAGGGCGTTTGTGAACCAGATCATAGGAGTTCTATCCGATGGCAAGACAGAGAGGCAACCGGTGGCAAGCTGACGTTGTCCTAGACGGAAAGCGGGAGCGCAAGTCTTTCGCATCCGAAGCAGAGGCTCTCGCCTACGAAAGGGCGGTAGCAAGCGGAAAGCCCCTCCCTGGGGCAATCACATTCCACCAGTTCCACCGAGAACACTTCAGCTACCTCTGGGGCGACATCAAGGCCCCGCAAGCCGTCCAGTTCAACCTCGACGCACTCGACAAGCTGATCCCTCCCGAGACACCTATACCGGACATCTCGTCCAGCTACATCATCGGCCTCGTCAACAAAATGAAGGCCAGCGGCTCGTCCAATGCGACGATCAACCGCCGCTTGTCCACGCTTTCGCGCCTTTTGCGACACGCCGAGGCGATGGAGATGATGCACCGGCCGCGCATCGCCTACCTCAAAGAAACCGAGGGGCGCGAGCGTGTCCTGTCGAGGGACGAGGAGGCGAGGGCCATCCTCTTCTTTGAGCACATGGGTCTCTTGGAGGCGAAAGCCTTGTTCAACTTCTTGCTCTACACGGGGTGCCGCCTGGGGGAAACTTTCACGCTCCCCAAGGATCGGGTGAGGGACGGCCGTGTGACTTTCCACTACACGGTGACCAAGACGAGCAAGACGCGGATCATTCCGCTTGTCGGACCCGCAGCGACGGCCTGGGCTGACATCTCGAAGCTCCACAGGGGGCACGAGCGGCCCTTCGGGGGTTACCCGAGGGACACCTTCCGAAACCACTGGAACCGCCTGAGGGACCACCTCGCGCCGGGTGACGACGAGTTCGTGCCGCACATGCTACGCCACACCTGCGCATCGCGGCTAGTCTCCAAGGGCATCCCGTTGCCCCAGGTCATGCTCTGGATGGGTCACAAGAACATCCAGACGACGATGCGCTACTCGCACCTCGCTCCGAAGGACCTGGACATGGCGGCGCTCGCGCTCATGGAAGCCTAGCCGTCGTCTTCCTCAGCCTGACGCTCGCATTCCGCCTTGCATTGCTGCGAGGAGCCGCGAGGGGACTTGCCCTGGTCCTGGCCACCCTGGGTGCACTCATAGACACATTGCTGGATTTCAGCCCATCGCGGGGCCGTGTGCCCCGTGGTGCCTACCAGTGTGAGCGCGAGTGCGATGAGAGCGGTTCGCATTCCTATACCTCCGTCAATTCAGCCCGAGGCGACCGCATCGGGAATCATCCGCCATTGTGGTCTGACACGCTGTCCGCGCCAAGTCGCGCAGCTCGGACCCGGTGACCCACTGCATCACGTTCGCCCCGAGGCTGACCACGAGGGCGATGATGAGAACAAACTGCATTTGTAAAGCCTCCAGAAAACCGCGCGGTTCTAGCGCAGCAAGAAAGGGACGCCAATGGCGAAGACTCTTCGGGAAATCCTTCAAGAAATTTCAGACAACCACGCGAGGCGAATGCGTGACGACCCCTGTTACCGGATCATGGTGGCATACATGCGCACTGCTAGCGAGCCTATCGATCACCCTCGCCACTACGACCGCGATGGGTACTGCGACAACCCCGCCCGAGGGTACTGACCCCGAGGCTCTAATGGAGGCATGAATGGCAACACGATACGACCTCGAAAAGACACAGTTTCTCGTAGAGGACCTGGGAGTGACTACTCGCCTAAGGGCATTCCGCCGCAAGCGTGAGGGTGCGCTTCTCGACAAGGACGGAGGGCTCCTCCGTCTCATCTCCTGGAGAGACTTTCGTAAGCTGTGCCGAGACTGGCCGGAGGAAGCTCAGTCGGACGGTCTACGGTACGCGATTGTCTGGACCCTTGTCCCAGTGGCGGGGATTGATTCCGCTGCCCCTTCGTGA